AAATTAAATGAAAGAAGATTATCACATTAGAGAACCTCAGTATGGTGCTGGTACAACTCATCACTGGGATCAGGAGAAATATGGTATTAATGGAATAGGGTTAGCCACGTTTAGAATTAGGGATAAGATGATCTTAAAAATACGATATGATTATTATGAATTAGATAGGCAAAAAGTAATGGACTTTATGAATGAATATCCTAACTCACAAGAAAAAATTAAGGGGGTACAGCTATATGTATTTCCTATAGCAATAATGAAATTTCTTAAAGAAGGTAAACGACCAGTAAATAAGAAACTTATAATTCCTAAGAAAGATAAACCACCAACACTATTTTAATACCATACAAATACAAAGCTCAGATGATAGAAAAAGGCTATTGTAAAAAACAGGGGATATACTGGGTATGGATCAAAACTAATTTAACAGGAATAAAAATAATATGGATATAAATAAAAAAATCCCCCTATGGGTACAGTTAAGATATGACAGTCAGGATCATTTTATCTGGGCTATCAACAATGACTGGGATCTTAGAAAAACACGTTACGAGATATTTAAAACCTTTTATTATGCAAAACTCGACACAACAAGTGATTGATCGCTGTAAAGAGCTTATAGAGCAATATGGTAAGAACTGTGAGAAAATGACAGGAGATGATCTTATATTAATGCAGGACAAGTTGGCAGTAGCCAGTTGTTACTTGGGTGAGATAGAAGCAGAGAACAATAAAGATTATGCTATGAGCTATCGTAACAGACTTATGGTAAAGGCATCATCCGTATCAATGGCAATAGCAGAGGGTGATGGTGTCACCAAAGCAAAAGAGGAATCAGAGAATGATCCAGATGTACAGAGTTCAAGATATGATGAGATCATAAATTCATATTTAGCTGAGAACGTACAGAATTTATTAAAAGGAATCACTAGGGTATTAACAGCTATTCAATTTAGAATAACCAGACTTCGTGATGAACAAAGAAACTCTTGACTTTTTTATACATTTTGCTACAATTATAGCATATTAACCAATTAAATTATGTTTTATACCGCAGAAGAAGTTGCATTTAACCTTAACGTCAAAAATGTACAGACAGTATATCGCTGGATAAAAAGCGGAAAGCTTAAATGTACACGTTTAGGCAGTAGCCAAAAACCACAGATCCGTATATCTCAGTTACAGTTAGATGAGTTTTTATCACAATCATAATGAACCCAGAACTTCCTAAAATGATGGATGCTAAGACTAAATACTTAGAAGATAAGTTGCCAGTAGACACTTTTATAGAACTAAACAAACTCTCTCTTATTGCTAGGATAGAAGAAGATGAAGAACGATTGAGTGAGTTGTGTAAGAAATATCATTTATTAATTAAAGAACACTTTAACCAATAAGAAGATGAAATTAAAAATGATTGGGTGTTGCGATAATTATCTTAATGTAAAGAAAAATATAAAGGTCGGTGATATTTTGAAGTACGGATATAAGGTGATAAGAATAAAACCACTCAAAAATGGGGAAAGCAGAATAGATACAGAGATATGGGACGAGCCTAATTGTGTATTTAAAGACCCAGAATTACTTAAAGTTTCATTTCATACAGTAACTATTAACCCCTAACCAATAACATGAAACAAGAAATGGCAGAAGCTATGTGGGCAATAGCAGAGGGAACTTTCCACCTAAGCCCAGAAGAAGCACAGGCAGAAAGAGTAAGACAAGCTTTATTACAATTACAGGAATGTGATGGCTTACCGATAGCTCGTCAATGTTGTATTTGCAAAGAACCTATGGATAAGCCTAGTGAATTTGTAATGGATGTAAGGAATAAGATTGAACATTTAATATCGCACACTTATCACGAGGATTGTTATGAGAAGTGGTTGAAAGATGAAATAATAATTTAACAACTAGAACTATGAAAGAAATATTAGAAAAATGGAAGGAGTATAGAGAATGGTCAGAAAAAGACTGGCAGGAAAGACAGGCTAGGTGTTCTGAAGGAGTTATAGCTATATACGACCATGTATCTTTCGAAGGATTTATGGATTATTTAACCAAAGAACTATGAAACCAATTACTAAAGCAGAGGCGAAGAAGAAATACAGAAAGTTTTGGAATACTGAAATTGATAAATATTTACCTAATGCCAACTATAAACTCAAGGAGGCTATTAAGTTCAGCGGTAACAAATTCTCAGATATTATATGTGACGAAATCTACGACTCTCTAAAAGAGTTAAAGATGGAGGAGGTGGAGATAGATATAGAAATACCTGATACTTTACACAGAAACACTGGCTTCAACCAAGCAGTAAAAGAAATTAACCTAAAGATAGATAACTTATGTTTAAATACAAAACAATAAAACAACTTGTGCCTTGGTGCTATGAATGTAACTCAGAAATCTGGGGAAATGGTAGTATCGTAACTCCATATGAATGTAAATGTGGCAAGTATGAGTATATATCAGACATAAAAGAACATAACGGAGATTACAAACTTAAAAGATAGATAACTTAACTAAATAACTTACTAATTAACTTTTAAGATTATGGCTACAAAATTTACAAAACATTTTGTGAGTATAGACAGAGAAGAATTACTAAAACGATTGAGGGATATGGATTTTGGATTATATTACTTATCCACACCCGAACCCCTAAAAGTTGAGAAAGAAAGAGTGCCAAAGTATATAACTTTTGAACTAGAAAGCTCACCCCCTAATATTTAACCCTACGCTATACTATGAAGAAAGAACAACTAATAGCCGAAAATGCTAAACTACGAAAATCCCACGAAGAATGGGTAGAAGGTGATGTTAGACGAAGAAAGGAGTTTGCAAAAGCATTTAACTGGTATCTAAAAAAACTTTATCACGGAGATGAAACTGAATATAGAACACCTAGTTGGGAGGAGATATTTATTGAAATTGGCAGTTTGTTACACGCAAAAGGAATGTTGTCTGATACGAGAAGATTGGAAGCATTGGAAAACTCTGTACAAGAATTATGGAACGAAAAACAAGATGACCCTACTTCAACCCCAATAACCCCTTAAATAAATTATGAACCAAATCAATATTACTAAAATCAAGGAGGATTGGGATGAGGTTGTAAGAACAAGTGTCTTTCCTGCTAGAAAATACAAAGCCTTCCTCGAATCCTCTATCCTAAAGATATTAGACGAGATTGATGTTGAGGAATGTAAATCTGAACCAAAAACTTCTGAAAATCTACCAACTACTTATTATAATTTAGGACAATACGATGGTAGAAACAAAAAAACCAAAGAGATAAAAGATATAATTACTAAACTTAAAAATGGTTAAAAAACAAAGTAGTGAGTATCGCACTATACATCAATGGCTCGCAAAAAAGTATAGCAAAGCGGATAAATGCACTTGTACTACTTGTACTAAAAAATCAAAGACATTTGAATGGGCTTTGAAAAAAGGCTGTGAATATGCTAAGAATAAAGATAATTTTATACAAATGTGTAAGTCTTGCCACGCTAAATATGATGGGGTTAAACCAGTTAGAACAATCCACGACAATTACTCAAAAGGAGAAAAGTTTTGTAAATCTAAATTAAAGGATATCCAAGTACGAGTGATTAAACACATTTTAAAGGAAAAATGGTATGGTATACGAAAGGTGGATATAGCTACATTCTTTGACGTTAAGTATACTACTATAGCCTCAATAGAATATGGACAAAGTTGGAAGCATATTAAAATTTAAACTTAAATTATGAAGAAAATACTATTTACATTACTAGCCCTTGTTATGTTGGGAGGTTGCTCACTTTATGGTGGCGACATTACATATTTAACAAATAGCCAAATTATTGAAGAAACAAAATACTGTGAAGATAATGGAATGAGGGCTTCACAGATAATCAATGGTTGGAATTACCGAGTGAGAAGAATACAATGTGAACCTATAACTTTAACCCCCTAGATATAATTAACCAATTAAAGAAATGAAAAACTTTTAGAACAACAAAAGAAAGATATAAAGAAGAAGCTACTAGAGAAAGGACATGGAGGCGGTAATTGGAGAAGATTAGTTTTAGAAATTTAATTCCTTCGGTGTGGAGTGGAAGTTGTAATGCCAGGTTACATAATGTGAATTGTCCACCCTTCCACTCTGCATCAAAGTAATTATTACCTTGCTTTTTATGTAATTAGCCTATATAATAATATTACAATTTAACATAAAACTATGTATTTATTACCAGATCAAAACTTCAATGGTATCATGCAAGAACTTGCTGAGTTGCCATCGAAGTATGTTTTTAGAGTAGTCTCTACTCTTTTAAGCATCCAAAAAGTAGAGGATAAAGTCCTCATAGAAAAAGAGATAATTGATAACCCTAACAAAGATGAAGGAACAAATCCAAAAACACCAAAAAAACCTAAAAAAGATAGCTGAGGATATAATGGACATGATGGTCAAAGCCAAAGAAACAGATCCTAGAGATACTGAGTTTGGTGTAAACCGCAGAGACCTCTTAACATTCTTTAGAAATGCCTCAGATCATACTCAACACGCTATAAACTCACTTGGTAGACTTTTAGAAGTAATTGGAGAGTAATATGCCAAAAGTTACTAGAGAAACACCATTGACTTCTAAAACAAAGGATGGACATATTTTAACTGAACAAGAAACACTATTTTGTGAGATGTACGTTATTAATTTAGGCAATGGAACAGAGGCAGCATTAGAGGCTTACGATATAGATACTAGTAAGGTAGGGTATAAAAACACTGCGAAAAGTATAGCCTGTGAAAACTTGCGAAAACCTTACATTCTGGTAAAGATAAGAGAAATACTCGATTTATCAGAATTAAATGATGAAACTGTAGATACTGAATTAAACTTCTTAGTAAAGCAATCTTCTGATCTTCATGCTAAAAAGGGAGGAATAGATATTTATAATAAAATAAAAGGTAGATATGCAGATACAACAATCAAGCACAAATTTGAAGGAATTAGTGATGAAGAACTTGAAGAACGTCTCGCCAAAGAAATCGCAGAAATTATTGGAAATGATGGAGGAGTTAGAGAAAAGAAAGAAGGAGAATCTAGCTAGAACTATTATTCCTAACCTAAAAGGTGAGGAGTTCATTAAGATGGTTGGCAAGAATGAAGTATTTGTTAATTTGTTTTGTGCTGCCAATGGAGTTGGTAAGTCATTTACCTGTTGTAATATTGTAGTGAATATTTGTTTTGGTGTGCAAAATAAGTATTTTGATTATCCGTTGTTTAAGAAATTTCCTTATCTTAAGAAGGGGAGGATTATAAGTGACCCTACTACCCTTAAAGAAAAGATTGTACCAGAACTTAAGAAGTGGATGCCATCTAATCGTTATGAGGTAAAATATGAGACATATAAAGAAGGGAAAAGTTATGAGGCTAGGTGGAGAACAGATACAGGTTTTGAGTTTGATCTTATGTCCACAGAACAAGCCCCAAAGGAGTTTGAGTCAACTGATCTGGGTTGGGTTTATATTGATGAACCTTGCCCAAAATCAATTTACTTAGCTACCATAGCTCGTTTAAGACGAGGTGGTATAGTATTTTGGGGCATGACACCCTTAGCATATTCAGCGTGGATTAAGGATAATATTTATGATAAGAGAGATGGTAAAAATATTGACTATGTTACAGCAGATGTATGGGATAATTGTAAAGATATTGAAGGTACTAGGGGCATATTGTCTAAAGTAGACATTGATAGGATGATTTCACAATACCCAGAGGTAGAATATGAAGCTCGTGTGAAAGGTAAGTTTGGTCACTTGCTTGGTTTAGTTCATAAGGGGTATGAACCTAAGATACACAAGATAGATCCTTTTGATATTAGTAAGAAAGATTACTGTGTGGTGATGGCTCTGGACACTCATCCAAGAGTGGATGAACATATTTTATGGATGGCTATTGATGAGAAGGGTAGAAAGTTTATAATAGATGAATTAAGAGTAAAAGGTACTGATGCTGAGTTGGCAGAGGCTATTAAAGAGAGAGAGCGTAACTGGAGAGTGGTAGATAGGCTTATAGATCCTAGTGGGTTTAATGAGGACAAAAGAACCACAGAGGTCAGCTTTGCAGAAAGAATGATGGCACATGGATTTAATTTTAGAAGGGGGTCTAAGCTATTACATGAGTGTATAAGAAGAACTGATGTAGCTCTTAAATATGAGAAAAAAGGAGAGGATTTTATTAGAGAGCCAGAAGTGTTTGTGTTCAGTAATTGTAGTGGGTTAGATAAAGAGTTATTAAATTATGTATGGGATGAATATAAGGGTAGAACAGCAGAGGAGAGAACACCAAAACCTCAACCTAAAGACATAAATGATCACTTCGTAGAGAATTTACATAGGCTGATTATTGAAGAATATACATTTATTCCTTATTCTCCACCAGAGAGAGACATCGGAGAATCCTTTGATCCTCATGCTGTTGTTTGACATTGCTTTAACTAAAAGGTATACTTTAAGTGAATTAACTTAAACCAATGAAATATATACAACTCAAGGTAGAGGATAAACTCCATAAAGAAATAAAACTCCAAGCTATTGATAGAGGCAAGACTATAAATCAATATATACTTGATTGTATTCAACTTGTTACTTTGCAGAACAATATGGCAGAAAAAATGGACAAGGATTATATGTTATATGAAGGACAGACCAATCCCAACACTAAGATATGGAGATGCCAAAGAACAACCTACTCCAAGTAACTCCAAGTTGTGTGAGTGTGGGGTTATGATTGATAAAAGATTTGAACTCTGTAATGCCAAGGTTTATCTGTTAAAAAGAAATAAATTATAAATTTAAATATAAATAATAATTGACTTTTAACACTATTTATGCTAATAGTTATATGACGACCTGAGCTATATGCGTGATTTATAGCAATTAATCATTTAACTATCCTAATATGGAAGATACTAATGTTAAAGAGGTCGAAAAAGTGCCTTATAGTGAAGTAGAGATTAAGTATAGAGATCATCTAATAAGGCTAATGGAAAAAGCCAGAGATGTCAGAGATGGAACTCATGAGGAGTTTGATGGTCAGACTTTTAAACAATGGTACGATTCTAACAAAAGAGCTGCTAATTCATATATTCCACCTAAAGTTAATAAAGAAGATGTTAGAACCACATCTGGAACAACACACGAAAAGAAAATAACTATCCTCAATGCCTTACTCAATTATAACCTTGAGCCAGATATTGAGGCTTTTGATGAGGAAGATAGGTTAGTACATGAACTTGGAACTATCCAAGAGGATCTTATTAAGAAATCCCGTAAGCTAGAAACTCCTGAGTATGATGATAAGAGACCTTTTATCTATGATGATTTATTAAATCAAGGTACTAAAGCTGTAGAAGATACATTTATTGAATATTCAGTGCCTAGTAAGGAATTGCAGAAAGGATTTGATACCTCTGATCTAAAGTCTATGAAATGGGAGAACAGGCTTAAAAAGGTGTATAAGAGGTGTGAAACTAATCCATTAACTCTAATGGATGTTTATTTAGGTAATTTTACAGAGCCACATATTCAGAAGCAACCATTTGTATTTACTAGGAGAATGGTACATAAGAACGAGACTAAGTCTATATATGGTGGATGGGAGAGATATAAATATATACCAGAAAACATTAAGTTAGATCCAAATGAGGATGCAACTTATAATGATTGGGCACTAAAGGAATTAGAAAAAGATTATGTTGAGGAGATAAAGTTTCAAGACAAATGGGGTAATAACTTCATGATACTTCTAAATGGTGTGATGATGTTCCCAGTAGAAGAATATGAGGGTAGTTATTCTACAATGCCTTTGTCTGCTCTTAGAGGAATTTGTGAATATAATATAGCTTGGACAATCCTTGAGCCTATAGCTGGATGTGCTTATGGTAAATCTATTCCATCTAAAACTAAGGTAGATCAGGCAGTGTTTGATGAGATGATGAAAATGGTTATTATTAAGACTCGTAAGAGTTACAAGCCACCTATTGCTAATCTAACAGGCAAGACTCTTTCTAAGAGGATATTTGAAGCTGGATATATCCAAGATGGTGTGAGACCAGATCAAATACAGGAGATTGGTACTAATATGGGGGTTACAGCTCCAGAGTTTAATGCTACAGCCTTTATAAAGGGTATTATAGACGAGAAGTCAGTATCACCAATAATGGAAGGTCAAGAGCCTAATAAGAAGGCTACAGCTCGTCAGATAGTAGAACAGAAACAACAAGGTATGATGAAGATGGGATTATCTATTCTTGCAGTAATAAGCCTAGAACGTCAGCTATCTACATTAAGGATGCACAGTATTATGAAGAACTGGACAGAGGCTGTTGATAAGAGAATGATTAAGCTTAAAGATGGATTAAAAGAGGTGGACTCTTATAGAACTGTATCAGTTGATACTAAACTAGATGATGGTGAGGAAGGAATTAGAGAGATAAGATTTACAGAAGAACAAAAAGAACCTAGTCAGATAAAGGCAGAAGAAGAATTAGTTTCTAAGATAAGAGGAAAGAAATACAGGATTCACTATATTAATCCTAAAGTATATAAGAATTTAAACTATACATTCTATACTGAGATTACTCCTACAGAAAAGAATACCTCAGAATTAAAGACAGCTATGTTTGAAGAATACATGGATAAATCTATTCAAATTGGTATGGCTACAGGAAGGATGCCTAACTTAGATTATCTATTGACTCGTCATGCACTGTTAAATAATGAAGATCCAGATAAGGTATGGCAAAGACCAGAACAGCCTCAAATGCCACCACAAATGGGTGGTATGCAGGGTGGACAGCCACAAGGTATGCCACAGGCTCAACCTAAACAAACTCAACAACCATCACTTAATGCTATGTTAAATGGCTAAATGTAAATGTGGAAAAGAAGCAGGGAAATTTCTTTTATGTGAGGATTGTTACGAAAAGATAAAGATTCAGGAAGAAGAAGATTGTAACAAAAAAGATATTAATACGTTATAAAGAGTATATAACTTAAACGTATTATGGTGTCAGATGAAGAAGCTTATGAAATCAACGGCTGGAAATGGGATTATTAAAAAGACTTGACCCAAATTATAGGTAGTATATTTTTATATTACAGTGAATCCGA